GAAATAGAAAATGCTGATGAATATATTCCTGTTTCAAAATTCAATGATAGTGGTTTCTTCACAAAGTTTGAAGCTTATCCTGAACCTAAATACCCACGGCCAATTGTTTCTGGGCGGGTTGAATTTAATTATTCGTTGGGCAGATGGCTGATTCCTATTTGTGAAATGTTTTCAGAAGAGCTCCCTGATAATTTGTATTTTCCATTACATGGAGATGCAAATGTTATTGGGTCTTTTCATGATGAACATAGTGAGAACTTACTGTATGATTGTGATTTCTCAGCCTTTGATTCTTCGCAAGGTGAGAACGTTCTTAAATTAATAGCCGAATTTTTACTGTTGGTTGGTGTTCCAACACAAGTCATTGATAGAGAATTGCGTGATACCATTTTAACAAAGATCACCACTAGGAAAGGTATGAAGGTTTTGGCAAAGAATGTTCGGTTTTCTGGACGTTCTGCTACTCTTTTCGGTAACACTTTAGTTACCTTGAATACCTCGTTACATATATTTGGATCAAACCTGAAAGCCATATTGGTTAAGGGTGACGATTCTGTTTTGTATCTTAGTGAAAATGTGCCCGTTGATGGTACTATTAAACAATATGCTGATAATGGTTTGGTTGCTAAGTTCAGAAAGGTTAATAAGTATGAAGTTGAATTTTGTTCATCCATATTTTTACCTTACGAAGAAGGCAGTATTTTAACTCCAAAACCCGGTAAACTATTGGCGAAAACTTTTTGGTGTAAAGATCTTTCGTTTTCTCCATGCCAAGTTGAAATGCAGTTTGCTAGCATACTAAAAGGTTTGCACAATTCTTTGAGCAACGTTCCCGGTATATGTGGGTTATATGATAATCCCGTATACAAACGCAATTTTGGGAAAGTTGATGCTCATAAAGATCAATATAACGAATACGCAGAAGCATGTGGTACTCCCAATGCTGACACTTTATTTTTCATTTGCGAACGTTATGGTCTTTCTTACAATGATTTACAACAATTAGAACTAGAATTGTCTAGTTCGTTTCCCGTGCGATTAGATTCAATCGCATCTTCCATAATGATAGAAAAAGACTGGAGTGAGTACAATTCTGATGAACATT